TCACAAATCATTGGCCAAACCAAAGTTCCACGCGGCCAACTGATGCTAGAAGAATTACTGGCCGACAGCAATGTACTGATCGGCTTGATCACTCAGACATTTGATGCGGCTAACGCAGAAAACAAACAGGATATTGCAAACTACATGGCTGAACTGCTGGCCAACTACAACAAATTTAAATGGCAATTACAAAGTTTTTTGAAAGTGGCAAGAGCATAAAATGGATCATGAGTTTTTAAGCATCGTTGAGAAGTTGGCTATCCTTGAAGGACGTATTGCTCCCAAGGAGCAAGTCATTGCGGAAACAGCAACCAAACAAAAGAAACCTGCTCTCTTTACCAATCTAAAGAAAGAAGAAAAGACCGACGAAATGTTTATGCCCATGGTTGGCGGCGTTGAGTTTGCTGAAGATAAGATGGAAGAAGATGTCCTGTCTAAAGTTAAAAACTCGTTGGCTGACTATTTAAAAGCCGCAGAAGAAAATATCCGGCAAGACAAGGACCTGTTGAAAAAGAAAAAGCAGGATCTTGATATCAAGAAAAAAGAATTAAAAGATTTAGACCTACAAATCAAAGAAAAATCAGTCGACGAAGCTATTCCTGATGTGTTAGAAGATCATCAACAGTTAGCAGTTGGTGATCGTATCTGCGTTATGGCGCCAAATCACTATCAAGGTGAGTTTGGTCAGGTCATAGAATTTAGTCCCAGCGGCAAATTTGTTATTGTTCGGTTTGACAATGGCGAAGAAGCTGGCATGCACACTAGTGATGTTGAGTTCCACGATGATCAGGAAGACATGGATGATGAAAATCACGATGCGGAATTAGACGAAGAACCAAATCAAACTCCAGCCGGCGGTGAAGGACAGGCCAACGAAACAGATCCTACCTATGCGGCTGGCACCAACACTACCTACGCAGAATCAGCTCCAGTTAAAACTATGAACGTACCATTGGAAGAAATGGGCGGATCAGTATTGGTTGAGATACACGGCAACGAGCGTGATGGATTTTGTATCCGTCGCGCTGGCAAAGAGTTGCCTACTCGTTTTAGTACCATAGAAGAATGCGAAACAGCATTGGAGTTGTTTAATGCGCATCGCAAAGAACGTCTAGCTGCTGAACAAACAGCCGACTACATTGAAGAAAAGTAATATGAATTTAAACAACTTATTTGAAAGCAGTATCCAAAAGTTAGAACAACAGCGCATCAAAGATTTAGAAGCTAGGATGGATGATTTGGCTGAACGTGCTCATGAGACCCAGGATCCCAAAGTCAAAGCAGCACTACGTCATGAGTTTGCCAAGGCCAAAGCCGAACGCGATGAATACTATAAGTTGAATGTAGAAGAAGGTTATCAAGACTTTAAAAAGCCAGAGCCCTATTATGTGTGCATTGCTGGCAAACCCATCGAGCGCCATGAATTTTATGACCGGGCTCGTCGGCATCGCGACAATCTAATTAAAAGTTTACGGGCCAAAGGTGATCCAAGAGCTGACCAAGTAACACTAATGCCTATCATTGATGAACATGGTGGCGGCGTAAATGATGTCAACGGCTATGCGGCCTGGCGTCGTCGCGCCAACAAAGAACGCGGCATTACCAAGGGCTATGTAGATGAATGGCAAAACTCTGCCGCTGGCGAACCTGAACAGACAGAACTTGAACCGGTTGAAGAAGCAGGTAGTCCAGCCCAGCAAGCGGCTATTGCTATCAATATGAAACGGCATCACAAAAAACCCAAGCACGTGGACGAAGGTCAAGTAATTCCGTTTAATATTCCTGATGACAATGTTGAAGGAAACTATGAACAGTTAAATCTAAGGAAAAATCCTGCGGATAGATACGGAGTTATAGATCATACATTCAACAAGTTGATGTTAACATCCAATGATTTGAAACAAGCTAAAACAGAAGCCATTGAATGGGCCGATTACGACGACATCAAAGTTTCTGTTGTGAATCAAAAAACTGGCAAAACAGTTTTTGTTGTTGACGGAGCACTTGGTGCCGAAAAGTATATGCATGAAGGCGAAATGAAAAGATCAATGGATCGTCCAGTAGCTACAAGTCCGCATACAGTATGTAAACGAGTAGGCGGCGATTGGATAGCTATTGAACAACACGACAGTGAGCCACAGGCCCAACGTCACGCACAAAATATTAAAATGAAATATCCCAGTATGCAAATTGGTGTTAAAACGCCAGCTGGTGAATATCGTATGATTGGTCTAAAAGAAAATGATGACGATGGTGATTATGACAATGATCCAGATCCAACTCATCATGCACAGGTCACTAAAAAAGATATACAACGTGCCAAAGTATATCCTGATCATGTTAATAGGGCTATCGCCAAATCACCCAAATATCGCGATGATATCATAGCCGACTATGAACGTAGACTGAAACAAGGCGTAGAGGAAAATATCCTTCCAGAACCCAAGAACGAAAAAGAATACATGGCACAACGTGAAAAGTTGGTGCGTATGTTAAGCATGGAACAGAATCGCGCAAACGTACAAATTCTTGTACAGGCCATAAAAGATTTAGATCGCAAGGCCAAAAACTCTTCCTATATATCTGAATCTGTTGTAATGGAGTTAGCACCAAACGTCAAAATTGATCCAGAAGACAAGCCAAGTTCCACTCGTTATCCAAAAGTAAAACAGGCCATGACAAAATATCGTAAAGAATTCCCTGGAGTATCTGATATTGAAGCGGTTGTGGGTCATGCCTACAAAACTGATATTGAAAATGCTCAACAGCAAAGAGAAATTGATCGTTTGCAGAAACAAGAAAAAGAATTATACGATAAGATAGAAAAAACCAATCACGAGTTAAGAGACAAAGAAAAACGTTTCCAGGACTGGACTAAGAAAGTTGTTGATATGGATTTGACTCCTCGGCAAGCGGCTGTCGGTGCTAATGATATAGAAGCCGGCAGAGACATTGATATGAAAAAGGTCAAAGCTGTGGCTCCAGCAAAACCAGCGCAAGGTCAAGCTCGGGCGGCAAAACCAGCTGCCGCTAGTTCTACCGGTTGGCTTACTGTTCCAAACAATGTTCCTGCTCCGGCTGCAACAACTGCTCAATCCCAATCAAACATAGCTCAAGCTCCTACTCAGACGGTGCCGGCGGCAACAACTGCGGCCAATGATTCGAGAGTTGCTGAACCCGAAACACAAGTTACTACTCCGCCTGCCTCACAGCCACAAAGTGATGAATTTAATTTTATTCCTGACTTGGAACCAGTACCGGATAATTTTCCAGATCCTGTTCGCAGACCACGACAGGCGCCGGCTACTCCACCTAAAACAAAATATAAACCTACAGCAAAAACTGCAACCCAACAGGCAATTGGTAAGGCTAGAGCAGCGGCTAAGAGCGGAGTTGATTCAGCATTACGGAATATGTCAATGCCAGTTATGACAATGCAAGAAGAAGTTCAAACTCAACCGTCACCTTCTAAAGAACAGGAAATGGAGAATAATTGGGCGATTATGTATACAGCTTGGCACGATAATCTGCCTGCAGCTACAATCAGTATTGACAATACGCCTATTACCGCATATAGATCTCAAATTTATGCCTACATAATGACTGTAGGAACCATTTATAATAAAGTAAAGCAGGCAAATACTACCTACAATATATTAGGTAGCACAGCTGGATGGTACAATTTTATTGAATCCACCCGTACAAGAAATTTGATACAAAAAGAATATCCTAAGCATCAAGCTAAGGAAAAACAAAAAATTAAAAAACAACAGGCAGCTTCTGGGCAGGCATCTTTGCCTGGGTTAGAATTAAAAGAAGCTTCCATGGCCTGGGCGGCAAATAAGCCCACAGGTCCTAAGTTTGGTGGTTACTTGAAAGGCACAGATCCTGCTCCAACAGAATTCTCCAACAAAGGTGTTGGCGGTTGCGAAGAAGATATCCAAGTGGGCGAAGGTGCCAAGGTCGATCGCATGCAAAAGCACATTGCCAAAAGTGAACGTAAATTAGGACATAGTAAAAAAGATGCTGAAGCCATTGGTTGGGCTACACTGAACAAGCGTGGCTATTTGGATAACAAGAACAAACGGCCACATGAAGAATCCCTAAACTTTATGGAGTGGACAGTGGCACAAGGCTCACGTTTTGCTAACTTTACCGCCAAACCTGAAGTCTACAAGGCCGCACGTGCTGCTTATCTCAAAGAAGGCATGAGTAACGCACTCAGCAACATTAGTCGTCGTATGGCTGGTCCAGTTGGCGCTAAAAAAATTATTAAAAATCGTGAACAGTTGCAAGACAAACTGGGTCGTAGTCATTTTGCTGAAGAAGAAACTGATCCCGAAGTAGAGCGCAGTATCGCTGCCGCAAAGTCTTTGCCAGCAATTGATGCTAAAATTTCTAAACATCAACAGCATCGTCAAGACTTAGAACGCAAGATGGCAGCTCTTGATGCTGAATTAGCACGTAAAGATCAAGCGGATCAAGAATACTGGCAACGTCACGCACCACGTGCCACAAGAATAAAAGAACCAAGCCGGCAGTTAGAAGCCTCGTCATCGGCCAAACCAGGTTGGGCCTTAGACCCTAAAACTCGTTTAGAGTTAAAAAAAAGACAAGCTCGCCAGCAAGTAATTAGCAAATGGGCCGGCAAAACAGTTCCAGCTACAGATAAGCCGGTTGATGAAGTTGCGGATGTTCAACCAAATTATCATAACGTTCCGGCTATCCATGCTCAGGCCAACGCCAGCGCAGTGGCCAATAAACCACAGCCACCACAGGCCTTGGCCAATCCTGACTGCTTTAAGAAAACAACTCCAACACGTAATTTTACTGGCGACGATGGCGACTTTGACACTGACAACGTTACCTGCCAAAATTTAATAGCAAATACAGCAGGTGATGTAATGTCTCTTGATCAACCAACCATTGGTGTCAATCGTAAATGGGCTTTTAACGAGCGTCTTAAAGAAGCGGCAGAAGTTGATGAACTGGCTCCAGGCGAGTATTATATCTGGACTGTGTATTTTGATGACGGCTCCAGCAAGCGTATAAAAGTCACTCAGGACACGTTTGATCCTAAGGCATTCTACGCAAAACAAAACCGAGTAGTAGTAAATGTCAAATACGATTGGGAACCACACCGTGAACGATTATCCAATATTCCCGGATGATGACGGATTCGATACACCAAAGAATCCCTACGCACCCGTTTAAAGAATAGCCTTAGGACCGCACTTAGTTGCGAGGCTGGGCGGACCCTGCCCTGGCTAAAACGAATCGCTACCGTTTTACCAAAAGTGTCAAATTTCTCTTGCTTTTACCAAATCTCAGTGTATAATAGTAAAACTATATAGGAGATTTACATGACAGATCGCGTATTCACAGCAGAACAAACTAAAAAACTCGAACAGCTAATCAACGAAGGTATGCAGGTTACCATGGAGATTGAAACTCTTTCAGGTGGTTTAAACGATACTGTTAAAGCTATTGCTGAGGAATTAGAAATCAAACCAGGCATTCTTAAAAAAGCAATTAAACTAGCACACAAAGCTGAGTTTGGTCGTGAGAAAGACGATCACGAATTGCTTGAACAAATCTTAACTCAAGTTGGCAAGACATTATAAATAGTTGTATGAGTCGCTCACATACGAGCATGAAACAAGGCACAACGGCCACAAGCGGAGAACAATTTGAGTTATGTAGACAGTCTATACGATCGCGAACATGATTGTATCCATGTAGTAGAACGCATCAACGGAGAGCGTGTATATAAAGAATACCCTGCGGAGTATTTGTTTTATTATGACGATCCGCGTGGTAAGTTTACTAGCATCTACGGTACTCCAGTTAGTCGCTTTTCAACTCGCAGCGGTAAAGAATTTCGCAAAGAGCAGGCCATGGCCAAGGGTAAAAACTTGTATGAGTCTGATATCAACCCTATCTTTCGTTGTTTAGAAAACAACTACAAAGGCAAAAACTCTCCTAAATTAAATGTAGCATTCTTCGATATTGAAGTGGACTTTGATCAAAAACGTGGCTTCTCTCCTACGTCAGATCCGTTCAACGCGGTAACAGCTATATCTGTTTATTTACAGTGGATGGAACAATTAGTTACACTGGTAATTCCACCCAAACACATGAGTCTCGAAACCGGGCAGGATATTGCCAAAGACTTTGAAAATACATTGGTATTTTCAGACGAAGGCGAAATGCTTAAAACTTTCCTAGACTTGATCGAAGACGCTGACGTGCTGTCTGGTTGGAACTCAGAAGGCTATGATATACCTTACACAGTAAACCGTATTACTCGTGTATTGAGCAAGGACGATACCCGACGTTTTTGTCTATGGGGACAGTTCCCCAAACCGCGAACCTTTGAACGATTTGGCGCCGAATCAGATACCTATGACCTAGTAGGCCGTGTACACATGGACTATATGCAACTGTATCGCAAGTACACTTACGAAGAGCGGCACAGTTACAGTTTAGATGCCATCGGCGAGTATGAGCTGGGCGAAACAAAAACAGCCTACGAGGGCACACTGGATCAACTGTACAATCAAAACTTTAAAAAGTTTATTGAATATAACCGGCAGGATACTTTACTGCTAGACAAATTAGACAAGAAGCTACAGTTCATTGATCTAGCCAATGAGATTGCACATGATAATACTGTATTACTGCCAACTGTCATGGGTGCTGTGGCTGTTACTGAACAGGCCATTATCAATGAAGCACATGAACGCGGACTTGTAGTGCCTAATCGTAAACATCGTGATGAGGAAGATACTGCGGCAGCGGGTGCTTATGTTGCCTATCCTAAAAAAGGTGTACATGAGTGGGTAGGCGCTGTGGACATCAACTCTCTATATCCCTCAGCAATTCGTGCGCTGAATATGGGAATGGAAACTGTTGTAGGACAGCTACGACCAACAATCACCAATCACTATATCAATGATTTGGTCGAAAACAAAAAGAAATCGTTTGCGGCCGCCTGGGAGAATATCTTTGGCTCATTTGAATACACAGCAGTAATGGAACAACAGGCAGGCACAGAAATTACAATTGACTGGCAGGACGGCGAACAGTCAGTACATTCTGCCAAAGAAGTATGGAACATGATCTTTAACAGTAATCAACCTTGGATGCTGACTGCCAACGGCACTATTGTTACTTACGAAAAGAAAGGCGTTGTTCCTGGTTTGTTAGAGCGTTGGTATGCCGAGAGAAAGACGCTACAAAAAACTAAGAACTTATGGAATAACTTATCAAGCGGTATTGAACTACCTGATGATTTAGCAGAACTATTAAAGGACAAATAATGACACCGATATTTGTAGTTACATTACAAGATGTAATAGGATTAACATTACTTGGCATAGTGTTATTGTTTTGGATAGGGTATTACTCTAAGATTGCTATCAAGCAAACATTGTGTAAACATAACGAAGGCGTAAACGAAACAAGGTCTTGTGATGCTATTTGTCGTAAATGCGGGAAAGATCTTGGATTTATTGGATCTTGGAGAGAACAAGAACAAAAATCAAGGAAAGAATAGTTTAAGTTGATCTACAGAGGCTACAAAAACAAAGTTGTCAACCAGTTTGCGTTTACGATAAATGCGTTCGTGGTACCAAGGCTTGTTAATACTACTAATCTCAACATACGTGTCGAGACTAATAATGTAAGCATCAGAGGCTTGTTTAGAAGATACACCGTAAAGTTTATGAAGAATAATATCATCCGCTCCAAACTTCTCGACCAAGTATTCGCAACATTCCATCTCTACTTTAGAATAGTAGTAGC